CAAGGCGGCGGCCTAATGACGACCGGCGGCAACATTGTCGTCCCTGATGATGCAAATATTGGTTCTGCTTCCGATACTGATGCTATCGCGATTTCGTCAGCCGGTGTTGTTTCGCTTTCTGCAACCACGGAAGCAAGCGCAACAGGCACGGCAGCGCTAGTTACAGCCGGTGGCTTGGGCGTTGCTAAGGATTTATGGCTTGGCGATGATCTCGTTCTTGATAGTGATGCCGCCGTCGTGTCGTTTGGGGATAACCAGGAAGTAACGTTGACTCATGTTCACGATACTGGTCTGCTGCTTAATTCGACGATGCAGCTTCAGTTCAATGATGACTCGCAATATATTAATGCTCCTGATGCTACAACTCTCGACATAAATGCGACCGACGAGATTGAACTCAATGCTACTTTGGTTGATCTGAATGGCAAACTGGAGGTAAGTGGGACCACCACTATCGACGCCTCATTCAGACAGGAGGGAAACAATGCTCTGTACAAAGAGAGCAATAATATATACAACGGGCGCACCGCCGCCGGGGCTTTCCATAACACAGAGGGGCAGGGCCTGTACTGCTACTACGACGCAGATGATTACGTCCGTATTTTAGGACAAAGCGTGTCTGACGGCTCGCCCGTCTGGCAAGCCTTTGCAGGCGGCGGAACCATTAAATCGGAGATTGAGGCTAACGGCGACTTTCAATCCGCCACTAACTCGTACGGTGCCACTTCAGATGAGCGCCTGAAAGAATATATTATCGATTCTGGCAGTCAATGGGACGATGTCAAGGCGATGCGCGTGCGCAAATACTCTCTCATTTCGGACGAAACTGACGCCCCCACACAACTTGGTGTTATTGCTCAAGAGCTTGAAGCGAGTGGAATGAATGGGCTTGTCAAAACAAAGCCCTACATGAACCCTCCAGCCGACGGAGACGGGCCAGACGAGCCAGTGTTAGACGCCAATGGAAATCCCACTGATTACAAAGCTGTTAAGTACAGCGTTTTGTATATGAAGGCCGTCAAAGCGTTGCAAGAAGCCATGGAACGTATCGAGTCGCTCGAGTCGCGTATTGATGCGTTAGAGGCAACCGGATAGGTTGAAGGAGAAGTTGAAATGCCTCTAGTTAAAGTTTCTTTCACACCAGGCGTTAATCGAGAAAGCACGTCCTATGCCAACGAACAAGGTTGGTACGACTCTAACTTGATCCGGTTCAGAAAAGGCCGCGCTGAAAAGATAGGCGGCTGGACTAAGCTTAGTAGCGGAACGATCCAAGGAACCGTGCGCTCTCTTTTCGCATGGTCTTCCCTGGATGCTCGAAAGTTTATGGGCACGGGCACCGATACTAAGTTGTATATAGAGGAGGGAGGTAGCTATAACGACATCACCCCTCTGCGCGACACCAATACAGGCACAGCTACTTTCGCAGCTACTGATGGCTCTGCGACATTGACTGTCACAGATGCTTCCCACGGTGCTATTGCGGGAGATTTTGTAACCTTTAATAGCGCAGCTAGCTTAGGCGGTACTATCACCGCGGCTGTCCTGAACCAGGAATTCGAAATTCAAACGGTTCCCAGCGCTAATACCTACACAATCACAGCTTCTGCCACAGCAAATGCCTCTGATTCAGGGAATGGTGGGGGCAGTACCGTGGCTCAGTATCAACTAACAATCGGCCTAGTCTCCGCCTCTACAGGCTCTGGGTTCGGAACGGCGTTTTATGGTGGGACAGTCGCTTCTTTTTCAGAAACCACGCTGGACGGGGCAATTACCGATGCTGCCACCTCAATAGCCTTAGCAAGCGCAGCATTGTTTGAGACCGCTTCTACCTCAATTTCCTCTAACGTGGCGATAGACGAAAGAGGAGCCATACCCGTGGCTGATGCCTCTGGACTTCCAGATATAGGAACCATAAAAATAGGCAGCGAGAACATTATCTATGCTAGTAAATCGGGCAACACTCTTAATGACGTGACCCGAGGGGCCGATGGCACGACCCAAGCCGCGCACAGTAGTAGTGCTAGTGTGACCTTCATAGGTCTTATCTTAATCAATCAGGAGTTGGTTCAGTACACAGGTAAATCTACTAATACTTTAGATGCTGGAGTGGTGCGAGGGGTTAGAGGCACTACCGCGGTCGCCCACAGCGATGGTGACTCTGTGAAAGAAGCTAACGATTTCATTACGTGGGGAGGAGTTTCTGCGGTTAATGTAGACACAAGTTTAAGGCTTTGGCCGCAAGATAATTGGGGTGAAGACTTGATATTTTGCGTAGTAGACAGCACTCCCTACTACTGGGACAAAACCTTGGGGCTTAGCACTCGTGCTACAGACCTTGCTTCCCAAACAGGCGCTTCTGACGCACCTACAATAACTAGACAAATTTTAGTCTCTGGCGCAGATCGACATGTGGTATGTCTTGGGTGTAATCCAATAGGAGAAACTGCACAAGATTTGATGATGGTTCGTTGGTCCGACCAAGAATCTCCTTTTGATTGGACGCCTACTGCCACCAACACTGCTGGCAGTCAGCGGCTTTCGTCAGGGTCTGAGATTATCACTGGCATAAAAACTCGCCAGGAAACGCTCATTTTCACAGATACAACACTGTACTCTATGCGGTTTGTAGGGCCTCCGTTCACTTTTGGGTTTACAGTTCTATCTAACAACGTGTCTGTACTATCATCTATCTCCATCACAAGCGTAGGTGACAAGGTTTTCTGGATGGATTTAGAGAACTTTTACGCTTATTCAGGACGTTTACAGACGCTTCCATGCACTGTTTTGCGGTATGTGTTTGACGACATCAACCTTGAGCAAGCCCCGAAGTTTTTTGCGGCATCCAACAGGTTATTTGATGAGGTGTTTTTCTTTTACGTGTCTTCTTCGGCTAGCGAAATCGACCGATATGTGAAGTTTAACTACGTCGAAGGGACGTGGGACATAGGCACTCTAGCAAGGACTGCGTGGGTAGATGCGGGGATTCACCAGAGACCTCGAGGTTCCGGCATTGTAAGTGACAACTCTTTTGTGTTTATTCACGAAAATGGAGAAAGCGACGACGGTGCAAACATGAGCTCCTACATAGAGTCCTCTGATTTTGATCTTCAGGACGGCAACAACTTTATGTTTGTAAGCAAAATTATCCCCGATATCGAGCTCTCGGGAACCGACGCAGAAGTAAGTTATATTATCAAGACAAGAGACTTCCCTAGCAGCTCCGCTGTTACGGAAGCTACTGCGTCTGTCTTAGCGGATACTAAAAAAGCGGATATTCGCTGCCGCGGGAGAACTGGAATTTTGCGGGTGTCCAGTGCAAGCACGACTGCGGCGTGGACGTTGGGTGAAACCCGTCTTGATCTACGCCCAGATGGGAGACGATAGTGGCTTCTTTACTAGACCACAATTTTCCAGAAGTCCCAGAGGTTTACGACGCAGAGGTTTTTGCAAGAATCATGCGGGATCTCGAGATGGCCCTGACCAAAATAGATTTCCCAGAAGTGGTGAGTGGCCAAGATGACACTAATGCAATCACGTGGTTTATTGAGTGATGGAGGTTTATAGCTAATGGCAAATGGATCAGGAAGGGCAGCTGGAGCGGGGCCAGACCAAGAAAGGCTTAATTATATTGGTCAGCCTAATACAATATACAAAGCGCCCCAATCTGTCGCTAACCAAAATACGGCTAATGCAGTAAAGAAGCGGCGATCAGCAAATCCAGGTAGGGCCGCAATGACGGGCTTGGGTATGATCGGCAAGTTGGGTACTGGAGCTAATCCTTTTATGCCGTTTGGTGGTGGTCTGCCACTTGCTGGGCCTGCTGCAAGTGCGTTCCTACACGCATTAATGAACAAACCTGGGTTTCATTACGATCCAGTGGCGGCGGGGAGAATGTCGAGCAGAGATCTTCGTAAGCTTGGCAGTGTGTTTCCTCAAACTCCGTCTGAGATTATTCGCGACCAAAGAGGCCCTGATCTCGATAGCGAGGTAGGTCCATCGCAACGAACCCGCAGAGGTATCCAACAAGAGCAACTTCTGCATCCGGGCGGACCCTTGGCATATTCGTTGGGGCATCGAGAAACTCTAGATCCAGACATACGTAAACGTCTGGCCGAAGTCATCCCCGAAGATGCAATTGTGCATTTCAGGGAGCTCGGGAAGGAAGGCAATCTATTTACCGACGTAATGAGGGATGGCAGACGGATATCGAGAACTCGCGGTCATATGCTGCCAGTCCACGAAGCGTTTGGTCTTCCGGTGCAAAGATTTAAGGGCGGTGGCGGCGTAGGAGGTGGCGTAGGAGGTGGCGTAGGAGGTGGCGGCGGTAGCTTTGGCCGTGGCATAGGTGACCTTGGGGCTAGGGAGGCTACGGGGGCTGCGGAGGCGGATGCTTCATACTCGCGCTCGGCTTCTCAGCGTGCTGACACGCGGGCCGCCCTATTTGCCACAAGAAGGGCCGCCACCGAAGCTGCGGCGGCAAACCAGCGAGAGAGGACCATTCATCAGATCAACCGCCAACAACAAGCGCTACAAAACCAGGCGGTAGACGCGGCAGCCGCAGAAGCGGCACAAAACCAAGGATTTTTAAGCAGACTTTTTTCACCGCACACTGGCGGAGAATTCCAGGCAGAGCGCGACGCTGCTTCTCCCGGCCCAGATTTTGATTTTCTCCAGAATCAAGCGGCATCTGGAATAGCTGGTCTGCTTCCAGGGGTTAGCAGTTCTCCAGCCGGAACGGAAGGCGGCGGCTCTTATTATGACGCTGTTCGGTTGGCGATGATTACAGGAATTACCGTGCCGCAAGCCCAAGCGTATCTCGATAGTATGTACGGCACAGCCTAATGGCTTCTGCCTATAAAAATGCGGCGGCTTTGGTAGGAGTGACAGACACTGTCACCATATATACGTGCCCTTCTGCCACAGAAGCTATTATCAAAAATATAAATTTGTATAATAGCCATAGCGGCGCAATTGTCGTGTTGTCTATGATTAACGACAGTTCTGCCTCTACGTTGATTACGCTGGATAAAACCAGCATGGCGTCTGACGCCGAAACGTCTCTCACCGGCCCTTTTGTCCTCGAGGCCGGCGATACGCTGCAATTAAATTGCGACACAGCAAGTAAGATTTATGTTTTTGCTAGCGTATTGGAGATTTCTTGATGGAGACAGGACCAAAACTAACGGGTGAACCTACTGCCCAAGCATTGGCGGGTGGGTTGGCCACTTTAGGCCGTTACGGCGATGACTACATGGTGCACGCCGCCGAAGGCGAGACCATCATTCCTGCCGAGGTTTTACAGGCGAATCCAGGTTTAAAGAACGACATTTTCCGACAGATGCAGGCGATGGGTATTGAAGAACCTAGCCGCTATGTAGTTGGAAGTGAGTTCAACTCAATCAACCCTTTAACTGGGCAGCCTGAGTT